AACTATAAGGATTACATATGAAATTAAATAAGATATATGAACATAATTGTAAATTCAAATATATGAGAAATTTTTGTATATTTACTAACTCTATAATATTTTCAGATTTAAGTATATATTTCTATCATTATAACTCTGTTTTATATGGAACAAACTTTAAAAGATATATTATAAATACGAATGATTATAATGAACCTATAGCTCATTATTAAAAAACTGTTTTTGTTGTTCAAATCGATGATATGGAACTCTTAGACTATGTTTTTGATTAACTTCTGAACGTTAAATATGAATTCATCAGAATATTCCTGCGAAATAACCTTGATTGATCTTTTTGCATTGTTTTCAGAAACAAGAATATTCCAATTTGCTGTTGAATCAACTAATTCACCTTTTGCAATCAGATATGAATAATAATCTTTTAATTCTTTGTTAGATAATGCCCAATCATAAAATGGATCAACAAAATCATTAACAAGAAAAAATATCCACCAATAATCAGTTGATCCATATAATATATTTGATAGTATTTCGGGTGTTTCACCGTCTTTTACATCATAATCAACAACAACATCATCGTTAATAAAATTAGACACATTAATTGATCTTGTTAGATTTATTATTTCGTGACCATTTGTGGTTGTTGTTTTTTCAAAGAAATCTGAAAAGTAATTCATTGTTTATACCGTTTTTTATAATTTTTATAATTTTATTTATTTTTTCTTGACATTTGATTATTTTTATGTGATAATAGTATTGTAAGTTATTGGATAAAATTAAAGGAGAATTAGATGAATTTTATAGAAAAATATTTCAAAGATACAATAGACTATCCAGATATAGCAAATTGTGAAATTTTAAAAGATGGTGACTATTATGAATATATTGCACACACATTCCTTAATGGTTTTATAAATTATGTGGAACCACTAAAGGCATTTGTTATTGACAGATACAATTTAGTTGGGTCGAAAGTATATGATCCAATGGAAGAGGAAGAAATTTTAACACTACATGTAAATATTGATGAATCTTGGAAAGATTTAGAATTTAATACCAAAAATTCATTACATCAATATTTAAAAAAGAATGTTGAAAGATTTTCATTTTTCCATACAGATTTAAGAATGTTTCAAGATGATGTTATGTTTCTAGGTGAATCAGACGATTATTATTTTGTTTTTCATTTTGATATGGATGTTTCTGATTGTTGTGTAGGAAAATTTAAAAAGAAAAATATCAATAAAGAAGAATTGATCATTGATTTTCAAAAATGGTGTCTTGAAGAATCTGAAAATAGAATTTTTGAATTTAAAAAAGAATGGATAAAAGGTTGGGTTAAATTTTAAATCAGATCAATAACAGGAGAATTAAGATGATACAAGAACATTTAGTCGGAGATATTGATATAAATGAAATTTTTGATAATGAAATTGAATTATTAAATAAAAGAAGAAGAAAATTATTAAATGAAATTTTAAACTAACTCAGTCAATGGATACTGATACTGAAAAGATACATCAAATCTAGTAATTTCATCTTTAGTTTCTTTTGATAATGAAATTTCTCCAACGGTTGAAGGCCATGCACCAACTAATTTTGTTGTTTGCATAACATTTCCAATTCCATCAAGTTGATCTATTTCAATGTTTCCAAAATAAGCTAAATCATTAGCTCTTGTTCCTGAAATAGCGCTTGTCATAACTTCTTCCCATGCTCGCATAGCTCTATATATTTTTTGATCTGAACTTGAAAGAAAAGTGCATGAAAATTCTGGAAAAACAGGATCACCAGCTATCTTAATTGTGTATCCACCTTCTACGTCAATTTCAATCACTCCTGTTTCTACACTTGGAATTGTTGCAACTTCACACCACAACTCACTTTGCGATGCTGCTTCATCTACACCAAGAACCAATGGAAAATTGATTCTACATTTAAATCTGTTTGGTCTCAGAAGAGATCCAGCTTTTGTTATCATTTCTTGAACTGACATTTTATATCTCCATATTAATTATTACTAAATATATTTATAAATTTGGGTGATATGTTTCAACCACCCATTATTTTTAACCAACAATATCACTAAAACTGACACCTGATGCAGTCACAATTGCTGTCAATCTAATATATTCAGCTGCAAGTGCTGGTTTAATATAGAAATCACAAATTATTTCTTTATTTTTTGCTGTAATACCATTATTGTTTGTACTATCACATATGAACAAATATCCAGCATCACCATCAATTTTGTTATAAGCGCCTTCTTCACTTCTTTTTGCAAGATATCCAGCATCACAAGCATTTCTAATTAATCTGAAAGTTGCTTCCTCTGGTGTTTCAGAAATATAATTATCTAATGTTTTAGATAGTGTTTTTAAATCTCTTGTCAAAACATGAACGGCTTGAATTTGAACTAGATCGCTTGCTGCGTTGTATCTTGTTTTGTTTCCCCATACAACATTTCCAACACCATCTTTATAGATAATATTATTAATGCCATTTTGATATAAACTAGAAACTTGACTTCCATCACCTTGTGTAAGATTGTGATAGAGAACACTTGTGTTCCTAAGAGCACCACGAATGTTTCCAAAAGGAGCTTTGAAATCACCATAATTATTAAATGTTTCAATCATCAACCCAGAAACATCTCCACTTAAAGGAATATATATTTTCTTTCTATTGTATTTATCCCATATTTGTTTCCAATTATCATAAACAGAAACATATTTAGAATTGATTCCAACAACACTTGTATCAATATCAGTTATATCAAAATTATCTTCATCAATTGCAGTTTTAGGAAGAACAGAAACAATATAATGTTCTTTAGTTGAATCAGCCTTTCCTTGAATATATGCAAGAAGGGTATTATAATTAGCTTCTGAATAACTAGCAAAATCATGCAAATCAGTCACAAGGTAAATGTCGTTTCTTTTATCAGAAAATATTTTATCATATGCATTTTGGCAAGCTGTTAAATCTGGTTGTGTAGATGCACCGTTTGTCAATGCAGTTGCTTGAAAATATCCATCAAAATCAGTTATATCTACAGTTCCAGAAGTCGCAGAAACAGATCGAATCCATAGTGATTCATTTTCTAACCAATTATCAATATATTTTGAAACATTTCCGGATGCAATTGCTGTTGTATCAGTTGAAACTAAATGTGATTCAGTATACACATCATCAACAAGAACAATAATTGCTATTTCATCACTTGCAAGACTAGTTACACCGTAATCTGCAGTAATTTGTCCTTCAAATGTGTTAGATCCATCATATGTTGCTGCAGATGAAGTTGCAAATGCACTTGCTGTTCCAACAGTTGTTGTAAATGCGCTTGCTGTTCCAGATGCACCAAAAGAACCACTTAATGCTTCTGCTTGAAATGTTCCACTAACAGATTTAAGAAAAATATAATTATTTACAGCATCTTTCAGATAAACAACACCAGTTGCACTAGAAGTTCCACCTGTTACAGTTTCACCAATTGCAAAATTTGCAACTTCACCAGCACCAACGGTCAGTCTTGTAAACCCTGAAAAATTAACAACTTCTGCCTGAAATGTACCTGAAACTGATCTAACATAAATTTTATCATTTGTTGTATCCACAAAATATACAATTCCTTTTGCAGATGAGGTTACACCTGTAACTAGAGTTCCAAGTTCATAATTTTGTGCTTCATCTGATGCAAGTGTTAAAACTGTATGTGCGTTGAAATCTTTAACAGAACACATTGCAACAGAAATATCATTACCTCTAGATCCGCAATATGCTCCATATATTAAAGCAACTTGATCTGAGTTAGTAACAATAGAAGTTAATGTTGTTTCTTCACTACCAAAACTTGCAGCATTATCCAAAGAAACAGCAGGAACAAAAACACCAACAACATCTTTAACAAATATATCATTTCCATTAATATAGTGAACTTTTCCTACACCAGCATTAGCAGTTGAAGATATATCTCCACCAACAACAAATGCAGATGAATCTGCAACAGTTAATTTTTGAAGTGCGATGTAATCTAAAGATGGATCTGCTTTATCATCATTTAATTTTCTTGGATATGCAGTTCCATTTTTATCTGTTCCGGTTATATCCCAACTAGCAACATCTTTACCATCAACATTAACCATTAAAGAGCTGTTCTTGCTACTTGAATCATCAATTATTGCTCTAACAACTTTAGCTGATCCTTCATAAAATTCCACATATTCAGAAATTTTCCACCAGCTTGATTGATTTACATTTTCAACTGGTTGACCAAGTTTTGACACAAGATCTTGTTGTGTTGAAATTGTAATTATTTTATTTGCTTCTCCCCACTGAGAACCAGTTACAAAAGAAACTGAGCCTGTACCTGCTGGGACTGTTCCAAGACTTTTATCCTGAATTCGTCTGGTAACATTTGGACTTACATTCATTTTTTTCTCCATGTATAAGTTATTAAATATTTTACACTATTATTTATAATTTCAATTAAAATTAAACAGTTTTAACAGTAGCATTAACAATATCAATATTAATTTTTGAAATTGGTTTATCAAAACTTTCCCATATAATAACATCTATCAATTTACTATTAACATTATAATCAATTCTATAATCAAAATCTCTTAAATATTTTTTAACAGAATTTTTAATATCACTCATCTTAGAATCAATAAAGTCTAAAGTTGTTTCATCTGTGAAATTCTCACTAATCATTGTATCTAAAAATTTCACTATCTGTTTTTCCATAAACAATTTTATAACCATCAAATTGAAATTTGATAACATTTTTGTTTGATCTGTTTCAGATGTTGTATTTCCATACATATAATAATCTGTTCCTTGTCTTTGAATAATATTTTTATAATTATTTTGTAATTCTATTGTTTCATCGTAAGTAAACTCATCAATTGAAAGAATATTTTTTATTGATGAATTATTTGAACCAATTACATCATAAAAATTTCCATCATTCATTTTTGAAATTAATAGACCAGCAATATCACCAGATACACCATATTCAGTTATTACATCTGTGTATGGATTTTTTTGTGTTTTAGTGTTAGCAAACATTGTTGCTGTTTCAAATTCATAATCTGTAAAACTAATAGTTGAAGGAATACCTGTTCCAGTTAATTCAAATGTTATGGTTGGATTGTATGTTAAATTCACATCTCCAGAAAATCTAATAGTTGAAGTTGGAATTACTCTTATATCAAAATCTTGATATTGTCCAGTTAAAATGTCAAATGTTGTGATTATACTAAGCCATTCTTCATCTTCAGATTTTTTAACTTCAAATCCTGTAGGTGCAACAATTGATGTTATTGTTCTTGTTGATGTGTCTATGTTTTCAATTCTATATGTTATAGGAGTTGAATATTTATTTACCTGAACATCACCAATAGATCCTTCTGGTTTGACTTCAGCATATAAATCAACATCGTTTGTTCCCGAATAACTAATTTCTGATGGAACCGAAAATGTTGCTGTTGAAGAATCATATCTGAAACTTAATTCTTTAGATTGTCTACTCCAAAATCCAAATAAATTATTATCACAACATATTCCTTTAGGTGTAATAAATTGATCGTCACCAGATCCACTTGTTCCAATTTTTGAAACATATGATAGATTACTTTTAAATCTTTTAACAACTCTATTTAATCCCATATCAGTTGCATATATATGTGTATCATCAACTTCAATAAATCTAATAGTGTCAAATTGACTATCTCCTGTTCCATATGATCCATCTTGATCAACATATGATAAATCAGATTTTAGTCTTTTAACTATTCTGGCATTTCCAACATCAGCAACATAAAGATGTGTTTCATCAACAGCAACACTCAATGGGCCATCTAAATTATTATCTCCTGTTCCTGAAGAGCCGTATTGATCAACATATGATAAATCAGATTTTAGTCTTTTTACAATTCTATCATTATCATAATCAGCAATATAAATATATAATTCATCAACAGCAACATCTTCTGGTGTGCTAAGATTATCATTTCCAGATCCTGAAGTTCCATATTTAGCAACATAAGAATTATCACTTTTTAGTCTTTTAACAATTCTATCATTAGTTTGATCTGATATGTATAAGTATTGATTATCAACTGTTATTCCAATTGGGTCTTCAAATTGATCATCTCCAGATCCTGTTGTTCCATATCTAGACACATAAACTAAATCTTTTGTGAATTTTATATATTCATCTCCTAATTTATTTGTTAACCAAATATGTTCATCGTCCGAACACAAACACGGATAAATAAAACCACTATATAGACTTGTAATATCTAATTCATCAACATAACTCATATCTGAACGTTTTCTTTTAACAATTCTTTTATTTGTTTGATCTAATATATAATAAAAATCAGTTGCTGGTTCAATTTCAAAAGGTCCTGCGTTTCCAGTGTTCCATATTGAACCACCATCCTCTGACCACTCAACACCAGAAACACTATTTACAACTGTGAATGTTTCTGAACTTGTGTCGAGATTTTCTGCTGTTATATTTTTCGTTGCTGAATCAGTCAAATCTAAATCAGGTGAATCTATTATTGGAGTCACATTTTTATCATTTGTTCCAGCAAAATTAATGTATATTTCACTATTAGTTGAAATTATTTGTGGATCAAGATGACGAAATTTATAAGTTTTTGATGAATCAATTAATCCAATATCTAGAAAATGCCAGGTTGGTGAACTCGTACGACTTAGCGGCATTAAATAGAGCCTTTCTTGGTTAGGACTTAAGACAATATATGAATAAATACCAGCTGAAATAGTCACACCTTTATTATATGTTGTTGCAGTGTTGGTTTCAACATCCACATAGTGCCAATTTGTTTGATTTGTTTGTGACCAAGGAGACAGATAAATTCTTTTTGATATCGGGTCATAATAGCCTGCACTATACGCAGATGTTACTAAACCGGTGCCCAAGTGGACATACCCACTTACTGTATTTGTTGAGCCTGTTACATAATGCCAAGTTGATTCTGGAGCCTGTTTTGATGGTACAAAATAGGTTCTATTATTATTGCTGTCAAACACTGTTCCCCAATACGGTTGGTTTATTACTGTTGCACCATGCGTGTATGGAACAATTGCACCTGTTAGTGTGTTTATGTAATGCCATTGTGTTTGCGGTCCTTGGTCATATGGCGCAAAATAAATTTTATGATTTACTGAATCAAAAGATGCAGTTCCTGCATAACTTCTAATCGTTGTTATGCCTGTTCCGTGAGCATAAGCAACAACATTTCCTGTAGTACAATCTATATAATGCCAATTTGAATGCGGCCCCATTCTTAACGGAACCAGATATATTCTATCTTGATCACTTTCATAACACGCTCCATAATAACCCGACTGCACAACAGTGGCTCCATGTGTGTATCCGTGAATTGTACCGTCGCTGCAATCAAGATAATGCCAAGTTGAGTTGGCAGACTGCCCATCAGGTATAAAATAAATCCTATCCTTAATTGGATCGTGTACGGCTCCAGAGTACGCATTGGCTGATAAACTACTAGCCCCGTGTGTGTATGTCTGCAAACTACCGTCTGTGCAATCTATATAGTGCCATGTCGGTCGAGTGGATTGCGCATATGGAGCTAAATAAATTCTATCTAAAGTAGCACAATAACAACCTCCATAATATGCATTGGTCACTAAACCTAAACTTTGTGCATATTCTTTTACCAAATTTGCAGATTCTAAGCTAAAACTATCATTTACATCATACCAATTAGATCCTCCATCATCACTCCACTCTACACCAGCAACACTATTTTCAAAAATAATATTTTCCGTTGATGTATTTTTATTTGCAACAGTTAGATCCTTTGTTTCATCGGATGTAAGATTCATATCAGGAGCATCAATACTTGGTGTAACAACAACAGTATTACTACCGTCAATATCAAAAGTTGTATCTGTGTTTGTTGTTGTAACAATATTTGCATTGTGACGGAATTTTAAAGTTTTTGTTCCACCTGCACCTAAACTAAACGCAATATTATCATTCCAAGTTATACCATTATCACCTGAAACTTCAACACCAGGAATTTTTATGTCTGTTGAAATATATTCACTTATACTAATAGCACTAACAACTGCATCAACAACTGCATCACTTGTTAGATCTAATACTACAGCAGAACTTTCACCATTAACTGTTATACTCATATTTTCACCTATTCAATTTTTTTCATTTAATATAATTAAAATTTCTGATCTTTTAGAATTTATATCAATTAATTTATTCAAAATATCATTATCATCTGTTTCACTAAAAATAATATCAAAATCAGCTTTATAAACATCATTTAAAATATCTAATTGTGTTACTATTTCACCTGAAGATACACTATCACTTACACCAAATGTTAGTGCTAATTCTTGCCATGATCCAATCACTTTCAAATCTTTTGTTGCATCAGAATCAGTTGAAACAGCAATTTCAACATTTTCATTTTTGAAAAAATTTAACCAATCGCTTTCATAATCTTCAACAAAATTGTCTTGATTAATATCCAAACTCAAAATATTACTTTCCAAAATTTCACCATCTTCTGTTAAAACAAATACAAATTCGTTAATGTTTAAATTTCTATCAACCATATCTGACATTTTTGGATTTTCACTCACTTCTGTTGCTTCATCAGTTGAAACGATTGTATTTGTTAAATTATCATCTTCACCAGCAACAAAAGGAACATTCAATAATTCAACCCAAACCTTTGTTGTTGATCCAGATGTTAAAACTTTCATGATTGTTCCACTTGCACCAGAATCATCACCAGTCAACGTATTTCCAACTGTATATGTTCCGATTGGACTTGTATAAGTTAATATTTGATATTCTTGAAAAACTTTCCACTGACTTAAATCATCTAGATAACTAAAAAAAGTCAATTTAAAATTGTTTCCTCTAGATCCTGCATATTTTGCATAAACATCTAAAATCTGTGTTGTATCATTAAATGTTGGTAGATTCTTTTCACGTTTAAAATCATTTAATTTAAAATATATGTTTGATCCTTTATCAGTTGTTGTCCAAGTTCTATATGGATAATCTTCATTTCTATTGTTTAATAGTTGAAAAGCGTGTGAGGATCCTGTTACACTTGTTAAATAAACTGAAGTGAAAGATTCGGTTGGTTCTTGTTTTGCAACTCTAAAGATTTTTAAATTTTGTGAATATTCAAGAAAATTCCACAATTGCATCCATGTGTCTTCATCGTTTGGTGTATCATAGTTACCAAATTTATTGACTAACTCTTTGTTATCTAAAACTAGTGTAGGTAAATTGATATTTCCCCATGCAGATTGCATAAATGATAATCCATAAAATAATCCTTCTGTAGTTTCAACTTCATTCACTTTTTTTTGTATTTTAATTTTTGAATAATTTATCATTTTTTAATTCCTTCAAAATATTTTCTTGACTTTATTTATAAATTAATGTATAATAAGTATGTGGAATTTAATTTTCAATGAGGAAAATATTATGTTTTTAACATATAAAGAAATGATACCCATTAGCAAAAGTAAAATTGTAACAATTAAAAAAATAGAACATTATGAAAATTTTTACATATACTTTCATTGTGTTAATGGTGAACTATATGATTGGAAATTTAATAAAAAAGAAGAAAGAGATTATGTATATGAAAAAATTATGAATTTTATTTCAAAAATAAGAATTATTAATTTTGAAGAATAATATATGGAGCAAAAATGAATTGTAAAAATCTTAAAGAAGATCTTCAAAAAGCTAAAAAAATGTCAGATAGTATGAGTAAACTTTCTGATTATATTGGAATTGAAACAAAAGTTGGTGAGTTCATGTGTCGAGCTATTGATAATTATATTAATCTTCTAGTGAAACATTATGAAAATAATAATGAAAATTCATGGATTAAATGGTTTGTTTTTGAAAATGATTTTGGTCGAGATGATTTGTTGTGTTATATTGAAGGAAAAAAGATTGAAATTAACAATATCAATGACTTTGTAAAATTCTTTGAAGAATATATATCAGAATAGTGTTTGAGAGTTTCATATTCTTTGATAGTGAAACGAAAATGATTTTTGAATATCAAAGTATAGGTTAAAACCAATCATCATCATAATCAGTTTCATTATGAATATTTCTTTTATCATTTAATCTAATAACATTTGCACCATCATCAATTAAAAAATCTAATTGTGATTCATCAATATCAAATGTATCCTTCATATAACGTTCATTATCTGCAATATATTTATCATAAGTTTCTGAATCAGATAAAATATAACCCAATAAACACATACTCATAACAAGATCGTCATTTTGTCCTTCATCTGCTTGAAATTTTGAATTCTTTTCAACAAAACAGTTTAATTCATGAATTGTATTATAATCATTAATTTCAAATCTTTCTTTGTTAAATTCTATTTCAATTTGTTTAATTGATCTGTTTCTTGTGAATTGTGTTTGTCTAATTCCAAACCGCCCATCTTCATGTATATACATTTCTCCATCATATTCAGTTTTTTCAAGAATATCTCTTAGAATAACGTCACATTTATTATTTTCACCAAGTATTAATGCATTGTTAAACATTTTTCCAATCGCTGATATGACAAACGGAGCTTCAGGAATAGATAATGTATTGCAGTATAAAACTGCACACTGTTTTCTATAATTCTTTTTTGAAACATCCCAAACGTGAACACCTGTATAATCTAAACCAAGACCTTCAGACGGATCAACTGTTAAAATATAATTATGTTCTGGAATTGGTTCATGATATATTTTCAATTCATATTCTTTTTTATATATTTCTTGAACACGAATTGGATCAACAGGTACAAGATTTTCAAGTATTTCTCCTGCTATAAGTGTGTTATTAGAACCATCAAATAAACAATTGTGAGATAATATATCATTTGTATAATACACATGATCTTTGCCAGCATTAATTAAATCATAAAGTTCAATACTTTCATCTACTAGTTCAATACTTTTAACGATTTTATATCCATTTTTTGATGAAATGCAATCATCTTTCTGTAAATCTTTAGCTTTAAATTCTTCTTTTCCAGATAAAAAAACGTGATCTGTTGAGCATTCTATTTCTGTATTATCTTTAAAAACAACCTTACAAAATTTATCTCTTTTAACTTTTTGTATTCCGTCAAAATCTTCATATCCATTTGGTGTTAAAATCTGATATCTATTATTAATTTTCATTTTCACACATTTTATAAAAGTCGCCTATTTTAATTTTTAAATACTTTTTTTCAATCTTATCATATATATTTATAAAAGTATTTTCTCCAACACATTCATATTCTCTCCGAAAAAATCTCTCACCGAAGGTATTAATTATCTTTTCCTTAAATTTTTCATCATAATTAGGATTTTCATACCAAGGATAAAATAAAGCTTTAAATTCGCTATCTCCAGATTTAGCATTGTTGTACATTTTCCAGAAATAGTTTCGTCCCTGTGGTGTTGAAGTCACAATAAATTTAGAAGTTTTTCCTGAAGTGACTGTCGAGAAAGAAGATTTCATGAAATCTTCTATTATATTTTCAGGTATAAAAGCCATCTCATCCACATATACCACATTCCAAGTACCACCACGACCTGATTTTTTTGTTGTTGCTTTTGCAACTATTCTTGAACCATTTTCAAAAACAATTTCATTTTCATTGTATTTTTTTACACCCACTTGTATCCAGAAAGGGAGATTTTCATACATTGTTTTCAATTCTGTTATTATTTCTTTTGCTTTTGAATGTTCATTAGCGAGTACAAGTATGTTATAATTATCTTCAAATAGTAAATACCATAAGTAAGTCATTGAAATTGTTGAAGTTTTTCCACATTGGCGCGCAAGCATAAATATTAAAAATCTTTCATTTAATACATTTTTAATTATATCTTTCTGATAATCTCTTAGCTTGATATTGATGATTCTTCCATTATCACTTTCTGAAAGTGAATCATCTAAAATTCTAACCTTCACAAAATTCTCTATGAAGTATATAGGATCTTTCATAGATTTTTGCATTTGTAAAATATTTTTTTGGCCTTCTTCTGTGTTTATATCAAAATATTGGCTATCATCGTATCCAGCATTTCTTACACCTTCTTCATTATTATACCATTTGTTTATATTATGTTTCTTCTTCTTAGATTTTTTAGCCATGATATTATGGTAAATAAATTGAAACTATACTATAATGTATAGTCCATCCCCAATTATCTGTGTTTGTAGAATCATCAGTAACTGTTATTCTAATTGCGTCTGCTGGAGATGTTACTTTTGCTGCAACAACACCACCATCTGTTCCATTTTTGCTTTCATATATATTTGTTTGATTTAAACTCCATGCTACTGCATCATTTTTAACATTAATTATTTGTTTATATCCATATCTAGCATCAACATCTGTTGCACCGTTTGCTGTTGCTGCTACAACATCTAATGTTATAAGATAAGTCATATGTTCAATAATAGGAATATCTAGTGTTGCTGAATCTCCGACTACACCGCTGCTTCCAGTTGTTGTTAAAAATGCACCACCAGTCAAATGTTGACTTTTACCAGCAGTTCCAGATGTATATCCAGAAACAACTGAATTATCCCATCGTGTAAAACCATCTTCTCCATGAACTACACAACCATCATTTCCAGCAGTATGATTATCTCCATTTATAATGTTATAATTTCCCGCAATAGTATGATTATCTCCACCAATTATATTTTTATTACCTGAAACGTTATTTGTAGATCCAATAACAAGATTATCAAGTCCCGATACAGTATTAGTTGTTCCATTCACTATATTCCATTTGTTAGAAATTATATGATTACTACCATTTACAATATTTCTATAATCTGAAACTGTATTATTATATCCGTTAACAATATTAGATTCCCCAGATAATGTATTTTCTTCGCCATTTGAAACATTATATGATCCACTTATATTATTGTCAAATCCGTTAATGATATTTCTATCATTTGAAACTTCATTTGCAGAACCACTAACAATATTTTCTTCACCAGATATTTCATTATTTTCACCATTAACAATATTATATTTTTCGATTATAGTATTATTAAATCCGTTAATTATATTTGCATAAGATTCTCCATTTTGTCCTATAATATCACCACTAGTTCTATCATCTAAACTTCCAGAAGGTATTGTAATTTCTGTATTTCCACCTGTATAAACAGCTCCAGAATGTAATACTTTTGCAATCTTTCTTATACTTACCCCACCACTCAAATTACACAAATAAACATAATTTTCAGAAAATTCAGATGTGTAATCATCACCTGCTATTGTTATTATTGTATTATTAATTGTGCAAGATCTATAAGGATTTCCAATAATATTTGATTCACCAGCAACTATATTTTGTTTTCCACCAATTGAGTTATAAGAACCTGAATTTATAGAATTAGAACTCGAATTTTTATTATTATATCCTAAACTTAAACTATTTTCTTCAAAAATATAATTATTTTTTCCTGAAATAAAACCAGATTCTCCAATACATGAATTATTATCACCAGATATTATGCAATTATCGCCTCTATTAACTTCATCTGCTGATGAATCACTAAAATCTCCACTAATGAATGTTCCTTTAGATTTATCAAACCCAAATCTCTTATCATGTGCTACTGTTCCTTCGTCATTTAAAGATGTTGAACCAAATACAAAATCTTCATCATAATCACATATTTCTGATTGTAAAACTACACCATTAACCTTTTTAAGAAGTAATCGTCCATCGTGTGCATCTGCAACAGATTCATGAT